GATCAGAAGGTTCAGTTCCCCACATGTCGAATTGAAGCTTTCCTTGAGAAGCAGGACTTCCTTCAAATGAACTATAGGCACCAAGATGGTCTCCATTCAGTTTCTGAAATTCTCTAGGGATTGGTAGAAGTTTATTAAGCACGGAATCAAACTGCTTTGACGCTTCAGCCCCCCTCCATTCCCGTATATAATTTCTACAATGTGGTGTATCGTTCATAAAGATGTTCTCCGTTTTGAGACTCTTCATATCATCTAGTCTTGATATAGATATTTCATTTGATCTTTCCAACGAACCATGATATATGGTCTCGAATATATCTTTGTTTATGACTTTAGCTTTATCGCTGTGATATGGAACATCCATGAGAGCGAAGACATCAGCTAGACCTTGAACTCCTATACCTATTGGTCTGTGAAGTAAATTGCTTAGACATGTCTTATCCGTTGGATAGAAGTTAGTATCGATAATTTTGTTAAGATTTGATGTAATTACCTTGGATACTTCGTGTAGTTTTTCATAGTCGAATGTTTTATCATCCTTCACAAATTTACTAAGTCCTATGCTTGCAAGATTGCATACAGCGGTTTCCTTAGAGTCACTGTATTGAATTATCTCTGTACAAAGGTTACTGGATTTTATGACACCAATATTTTTCTGATTACTTTTTTCATTCGCGGCATCTTTATAGAGCAAATATGGTGTTCCAGTTTCCATTTGACTATCGAGAATTTTATACCACAAATCTCTGGCTTTAAGAACTCTTGAGTGTCTTCCTTCCGCAACATATTTATCATATAGTATTTTGAAATCTTCTCCATAGCAGTCCGCAAGACCAGGACATTTATCAGGACAAAACAAATGCCATTCTTGGTCGTCCTTCACCTTTTCCATAAATAGAGACGGTATCCAGAGGGCAAAAAATAAATCCCTCGCCCGCATTTCTTCATCTCCATGGTTCTTCTTTAGGTCAAGAAAATCCTGTATGTCAGCATGCCATGGTTCCATATATATTGCAAAACTTCCATTTCTTTTACCACCTCCCTGGTCGACATATCGTGCCGTCATATTAAATACCCGTAACATTGGTACGATGCCATTGCTGGTTCCATTCGTGCCTCTAATGTGTGATCCACCTGCTCTTACATTATGAATATGTAAACCTATTCCACCAGCCCATTTTGATATTTTCGCACATTCTTTAAGAGTATTATAGATGCCATCAATGCTATCACTTTCCATACCAATAAGATAACATGAACTTAATTGTGGACGTGGCGTTCCAGCATTAAAAAGTGTAGGGGTGGCATGTGTGAAAAACTTCTGAGACATCAAGTTGTATGTTTCTTTTACTGCCTCCATATCATCGCGATGAATACCCACGGAAACACGTAGCCACATATGCTGGGGTCTTTCAATGACCTTTTTATTGGAACGCATCAAATACGCACGCTCTAGTGTCTTAAAACCAAAGTAGTCAATAAGGTAATCTCTGTTATAGTCTATCATGTTATCGAGTTCATCTTTATGATCTTCTATAATTTTCCATATATCTTCATGTAGAAGAGGGGCATGTTTATCATGAATATCATGAAAATTATATAAAATAGACATAGCATCGGAAAACTTTGATGGAGTATTCTTGTGGTTATTTGAAACGATTATTCGGCTTGCAAGAGTAGCATAGTCGATATGCTTGGTACATAATGAAGCGCACTGTTCTGCTGTAAGTTCATCAATAATGTGGGTAGGAATATTATTATACAACTGATCGATGACCTTCATAACTAAAGGTCCATACTTGACATTCAACGTTATTCCAGTTTGTGAACCGAGGTTTTTAACGCGATTCAATATTTTATCAAATGATACTTCCTGATAATTACCGTTACGTTTCAATACATGCATTTCTTCTTCATCTGTGAAATCGGCCATATGTTATATTGTTGATAAAAGTTTATATCATTATCGCTAAACCATTGAGTTCGATGTTTCCGTTTTTTTTATATTTTAACACCATTCTCATATAAATAGATGTCAAATAGAGTAGTAATATGATACTGGAAGAATTAAAGAATAATAATATTATCAAAAACGGAAGTTTCGAATTAAAATCAGGAGAGATGTCAAATGTCTATATTGATATAAAAAAAATTATAAGTTTCCCCAGTTTACATCTACAGGTATGTAACGAGATCGCAAAAAAGATAAATCCAGAAGCAACAATAATTTGTGGGACACCTTATGGAGCTGTGTCATTTACTAGTTACATCTCAATAACCCAAGATATACCTATGATATTTCTAAGGAAAGAGCCAAAGGAATATGGAACAAAAAAAATTATAGAAGGGATGTATTCTGAGGGTGAAAAAGTTATATTGATTGAAGACGTTGTGACAACTGGGAGTAGCGTCATAGAAGCAGCAAGGAAACTGGAGGAAAATGGATTGGTAGTTTCACAAATAATAACAATATTTTCGAGGTCCGAAAACCTAAATCTGAAGTACAAGGATATACCAATAGAATATCTATATCATATAAGTCAGCTTAGTGGAAAAGAGTATGAACTTCCAGAGATAATTAGAGAGAAAAAAAGTAATATTTGTTTAGCTGCCGATGTAAGATATATGAAAGATCTGCGAAATCTGGTTGAGCTCGTTGGTAAATATATATGTATCCTAAAAGTTCACAGCGATATAATAGTAGATTTTCATAAAAACTATGAAGAAAACAGAAAGTATTTGAATGAATCGAAAGAATTATATAACTTCAAAATCTGGGAGGATAGAAAATTCGCAGACATAGGTCATATTATGAATAGGCAAGTGCACACCTCAATATCTGATTGGGCGGATATAATATCAGTCCATCCAATAGCCGGAAAGAAGAGTTTAGATGAAATAAAAGATATAGATATATTCTTGATTTCTGAGATGTCTTCAGATGGACACTTGATGACGCAACAATACCAAGACGGAGTGTTGGAGATTGCTGAGAGTTCAGATAGAGTCATTGGTGTAGTTTGCCAACATAAAATGCCTTATATCATTACTAGGCGGAACAAGTTACTGCATATTGTTCCTGGAATATCATTGAATATGAACGATGATAATGAAGGTCAGACATATAGTTCCCCTGAAGAAAGGGCTTTCGCTGACATTTATGTTATAGGACGAGGTATATATGAATCAGATGACCCTGTGCTTTCAATAAAGAAGTATTTGAAGATGATCGAGAATTCAAAGAAAATACAGAAAATTTAAAAGTATTTGAGATATTATATATATATGTGTGGAATATTCGCAATATTTTCATCTGATGAAAATAAAAATATTGGTGAGGAGATTGTCGATGGATTGAAACTATTGCAACATAGAGGAAAAGATGGTTATGGTGTTGCATATTACACAGGGGAACAGTTCAATGTAATCAAGAAAGAGGGAAAGATAAATATGAATGGATTGAGTATTAATAGTAACTGTTGTGTAGGTCATAACCGCTATTCTACCTCTGGCTATACGATTGATAACGGTGAGATAGTTGAAGAAGAGTTACAGCCGCTGAAGGGTTCTGTTAAATCACAAGTATATTATTTAGTACATAATGGAAATATACCTTCGGCGAAAGGACATGATACATCCCGTCTAGTCGAGTTGATAGATTCACTCGAAGATATGAATATCGAAGAAATACTAATCTTTATTGTAAAAACAATTCCTGCCGCCTATTGCCTCATTCTATTATTTCAAGATAAGTTATACGTAGTGCGTGACAGGTTTGGAATTAGACCGTTGTGTCTTGGACGATATAAACATACATACTACGTAAGTTCAGAGTCTTATGGGTTGGGTGATACACCTTTTCTGAGAGATGTGTTGCCAGGAGAAGTTCTTAAAATAGATAATAATGGAATAACAAGTATATTCGTACATCCTAAGAACCAGTTATCATTATGTACTTTTGAAATTTTATATTTCGCAAATGAAAATAGCATTATTGACAGCTACCACATCAAAGATATCCGAAAGCAGTTAGCTATTAAACTGGCTAAACAAGAGGAATTAACCGAAAAGGACTATATCGTAATAGGTATACCTTCAACTGGTATGCTTTTAGGACAATCTTATGCGAATGTATTAGGATTAGACTATAGACAATGGATCACAAAAAATCCAAACATTGACAGAACCTTTATTTTGAAAACAAATAAAGAGAGAAAAGAAGCATGTATGAAAAAGTTTTTTTATGACAGAATACAGCTGAAAGGTAAAAAAGTTATTATCGTAGATGACACAATTGTAAGAGGAAATGTAATTGGTTCAATTATAGAGAACTTGAGAAATATAGGTGTTTCTGAAGTACATGTTCGTATCCCTGCTCCACCTGTAGTGGAAAGGTGTATATTAGGAATATCAATCCAGCATAAAAAAGAGCTTATTGCTACTAATAGAAATGTCAAAGAAGTGAGTAAGAAAATTAATGCGGACTCATTATCATACCTATCTCTTTATGATATATCTGATATGGTTCCTCCAAAATCATACAACCTTTGTTTCAGTGGATATGTTGATAAGAATATAATATCATGTTCCAACGAATACCTACAAAAAAATGGTTTTAACAATAAAAATGGACCATCACAATTTTTATAATATTTGGAAATTAAAATATATAATTTTAATATAGACTATGACAAAATACACACAGAGAGCACTAAATGGGCTATTTATTATCTTAATAATCGTTATATTTACAGCGTCGATAGCACCATCTATTGATTTTAACACACAATTAGAATCTTTTGAAAATCCTGGAAAATATCCAGTTTCTGTGGAGCAACCGCTACTCTACGATGATTATAATGTAAGCAAGCATCCGAGCGTCTCCAAGAATGGAGCGCAACAAAACTATTTAAATTACCCAGTTTTCCCTGCTACTTCATGCCTTACCAACAACCTCAGATATTGGCGACGACCAACTAATGGAAAATGTTCTCGTGCTGATTTCTGCGGAAACCTCTACGAGGATACAAAACAAATCATACCTCCTCCTGTGCCCGCACCTAAATGGGACGACGGAATAAGAGTTAACTACTACGAATCCGACCAATAAGTTTATAGTTAAAAGCATTCTGTATCAATATTTATTACCTTATTGATATTAGTAGGTGATGGGCTGTTTGTCTTGACTATTGTTGAATGGTCTGTTTCTATATTTTCATTCAATAAATTTTGAACATTAATATAACATTTCGATGGCACAATTTCTTTGACAACACTCATCTTAGTTGATTGTTTTCTCTTTGGTGCTCTGTGTGCGTATCCAGAGACCTTCTCCTTCTCAATAACACTCCAAAGATCGTCTAGAATAGGCACGGCGCCACTAAACCACAACTTGTTGCGCAAGACCAAGACACAACTTATCTCGGAAAGTTTCCAATATAGATTCTGCATCCAAGTAATATCCTTGTTCTTGATCATAATCATTTTCTCCCAATCGTTAAATTCCTCCTTAGATATTCCAAGAGGCGCATATTCATAAAATGGTTGTCCGCCTTTAATAAAATATAAAACGACTCCCTTCAGTTTTCCATCTTCGGACATTGTAAAATCCCCATCTTCATTAAACTCACTATAACCTTCATACTCGGTAAAACGTGTCTCCAAGAAATCACATTCATTAAGCATACAAACTTCCATCTGCACTTGCATCTGTATCCAGTATTCCACCTTAGGGATCCCGGTTATGTCGCGATTAACAATATTTTTCACTTCCAACATTCGTCCATGTCGCTCTGAAGATTCAGAGGTATTTATTCCATCAGGAGATGCTGCTAGGTAAGGGATAGTCTTGTGAGGAATACAACCGAAATCGCTTACAACCGTACTATACTGCTTTTCATACCACATAATAGATACTGGTTCATATTTATTTCCCCAGTGCATTGGCGACTCTGTAGAGAATCTTGAGTATCTTGTTATATCCAACGGAGCGCACTTATCATACACTAGTTGATTAACAGCGGATTGAGTACCAAATGCTTTCCATATACTACTGGCTGTGAGTAAGTTATGCCGAAAATTATACCATTCTGGCGTCCTTTGTTCTGGCTGTGGAACATTTTCCAAATACTCTACCTTTGATTTCATTTTTTCATGGTTACATTTCTTACATATAAACGTATCACTATATGATCTCTTCGGAGCGATATGAATATAAAATACCGAAATAGCCTCCTTTATAATATCTTCTATTTCTTCACTGATATCATAAGCAAACGCATTTTCTAATTGAATTTCAATAAGTTTGAGAACCTCTTCAGTTACATTTTCATGGAATCTAGGGTCCATAAACATCGTGGGGTCTTCGGATATGTATTCGTTGATTAATATTGCGGCTACTTCAATAAGATCATTTTTTTCTTCGGAAGAGAGAATACATGGAAGGACAAAATCATCTATAATATTTTGGAGGTGGGTACATGATACGTTGTCATTCACTTCACAAATGGACTCTGTCGAGCTGGATTTGATGGACACATTCGCATGTTGGGACATTATTTTTATATCATCAGTTATCTTTAATATTTACATCAATTTTATTATTTTTTCTTGTTTTTCCCTTCCCTAGGGACTTTAATGTAGAAACACGTTTTTCACTTCTCTTGAGTGTAAACTTTCGTGTAGTTGTATTGAAGTGTAAAGAAGGAATACTCTTGATACTTCCCAAAGCCTTATCATATAGAACATCCTTAACCCTTTGGAGTTTCTTTCTATCAAGACTTATCGCAAGATATTTTTTTAATGACTGGGCTTCTGGTGGCGTCAAACTATGTTCATCCGCAATTCTAGTTACATAATCATCAAGCTTTTTAATCTTAATAGTTTTGTCCAGTTTGCTCCAAGGTTCCTTATTATTCAGCTTTCTCTCCTTTTCAAGGAGTATATCAACATCTATTGTGTCAGTATTACCAACACTAGGTGTTATATCAGTACTTGTACCACTTAAAAGCATAGTTTTATATTTAATATTTTTGAGTTCCTGACACTCATTTGTATTGCTCATATTAAATATATATAGTGAGGTAATTTTAACCCTTTTTAACAAAGGTTATATGGGTTTAACTGAATATACAAAATATGTAAGTCTTATATAATGAAAAGTATTTGCATTCACGGAAAGAGAAACATAGATAGCATTGGAGGAGA